GCAGGCCAAGCCCAACAAACTTTAACTTCAGATGTCGTTGATGTTTTAGAAGTTGTTCTCCGCAGAGATAACACGGATTTTACAATACAGAGGATAAGTCGTGGTGAATACTTGACGATACCCAATAAAACGACACAAGGTCGTCCTAGTCAGTATTATTTTGACAGGCAAATAGATCCTGTAATAAATCTTTGGTCTGTTCCAGAAAACTCTACCGATCAATTAATTTATTATTTTGTCCGTAGAATCCAAGACGCAGATGCTCTTGTCAATACTACCGATATGCCATTTCGTTTTTATCCTTGTATGGTGGCGGGGTTAGCGTATTACCTTTCAATGAAACGTGCTCCTGAACGTGCACAGCTTCTAAAAGTAGTGTATGAAGAAGAGTTTCAACGAGCCGCAGATGAAGATGAAGGACGCACTCCTTTGAAGTTACAACCTAATATTCAATACTTGAGAGTTTAATGGCGTTTGCTTCTGGAAAAAAAGCTTATGGTATATCAGATCGATCAGGACGGCGTTATCGTTTACGAGAAATGCGTCTTGAATGGACTGGTTCATTAGTTGGTCCAGATGAGTTTGAACCAAAACACCCACAGTTATTTCCACCCAAGGCTTTTCCAGATCCTCAAGCTTTAAGAAATCCTAGACCAGAGCAGAATTTAGATTCTGAAAGAGCAATCCAAACTGGATATAATCCTGTTGGATTTAAAGAAATAGAGGGAATTACTCCTCCAAATAATTTGGTGGCAGTAGGTGCCGTTGGCACAGTTGTGGTAAACGAAATTGATAATCAAGTCTCTCTAACAGGAGTGGCAGGTTCAGCTGCTGTTGGTAGCGTTACAGTCATAGATGATGCGGGAACTTTTGATAGCACTAATGAAACATTAGACTCTACTGCACAAACTTTTGATGAAGGATAGGACATGGCAAAACAAACAGTAGGTATAGGATCATCTGCAAATGACGGAACAGGTGATACTCTTCGAGCGGGTGCAGATAAGATCAACGATAACTTTAACGAAGTATATGCTGCCCTTGGAAATGGGACAACACTTACTGATATAATAGATTCAAACGGCTTATTTGATGTAAGCTCTGGTGCGAATAAAATTGTTTTTTATTACGCAGCTTTAAGTGATTTACCAAGTGCTTCTACATATCATGGCGCTGTGGCGCATGTCCATGCAACTGGTGGACTATATTTTGCTCACGGCGGAAACTGGATTCGATTAAATGACGAAGTATCTGGGCCTGTAACAACCTATGTAGCAGGGACAAGTGGTTCTTCTGCCTACACTTTTACTGGCCCTGGGGCTACTGCGGGTAACAATCCAAACTTTACTTTTTACAAAGGTCATACATACCTCATAGATAACACTGCAAATGTAAGTAGTCATCCCTTGCAGATAAGAACATCTGATGGTGGATCTGCTTTTACGACAGGTGTTACAGAAAACTATAACTCAACAACAGGGTTGACACAGTTTATCGTTCCTCATGAACCTAGTGATACATCCTTAGTCTATCAATGCACCAATCATTCTGCTATGGTTGGAAATATAACAATAGTGTGATGCCATGAGTTTTACATATGCACAATTAAAACAAGCTCTGCAAGATTATACAGAAAACACAGAAACTTCTTTTGTGACTAACTTGCCTATATTTATTAGAACAGCAGAAGAACGTATTTTAAAAAATGTACAATTAAGTTTGTTTCGTAAAAATGTAAGTGCAAGTACAACAGCTTCTAATAAGTATCTTGCTTGTCCTTCAGACTTCTTGTCTCCTTTTTCGTTAAGTTTAGCCGGAACAAATGGAGATAAGTTTTTTATTGATTTTAAAGACCCAAGTTTCTTGCAGACATATACTCCTGACGCTACCACAACAGGCGCTCCTAAATACTACGCTGTATTTGATGTAGATAATTTTTTCTTAGCTCCTACCCCCGATACTACATATACTGCGGAGCTTCACTATTTTTATCGGCCTGCAAGTTTGACGGCAGGAAGTGACAGCGGTACTACTTGGTTAAGTATTAATGCTGAATTATCACTGTTATATGGAGCACTTATTGAGGCGTACATATATATGAAGGGTGAACAGGATGTTATGGCAATTTATAATAAACGATTCCAAGAATCTCTGATTGGTATTAAAATGCTTGGCGAAGCAAAAGAAACCACCGACGAATATCGCACAGGGAAAATAATTAGGGCAAAACAGTAATGTTTAAAATAGATATAAGTGTACCACAACATGAAAGCTTAGTAGGTATTAATACCACTGCTAATCGTGGTTTTACCCCAGATGAACTTGCGGAACAATGTGTCCAAAAGATCATATCGGTCTCTGATAGCACACACCCAGGTGTTAGAGACCAAGCTCGTGCTTTTTCAAAGCACGTTGAAACGCTTGTCGCAGCTTATATGCGGCAAGCGATTCGATCAGACCGCACCACTGTATGCAATGCAATAAAAGATGCGGGTCATCCCCAACTGGCTGAACTTATAAGGAGACTTTAACATGGCCTTTTCTGGAAACTTTATGTGTACTTCTTTCAAGAAAGAGCTTCTTGAGGGTGGTCACGACTTTAAAAACAGCGGTGGAGATACTTTCAAAATCGCACTATATGACAACAACGCTTCATTCACCGCAGCCACTACAGATTACACAACTTCAAACGAAGTGAGTAACTCTGGTTCTTATAGTGCAGGTGGAGGGACACTAACTCGTGTTGATCCAACTACATCTAGTACGACGGCATTTACCGACTTTGCGGATATTACATTTACATCTGCAACGATCACTGCTCGTGGCGCTTTAATATACAATACCACAGAGGGTGGCGGATCAGGCACATCTAACAGTATTGTTGTTTTGGACTTTGGCTCTAACAAAACATCTACATCAGGTGATTTTCAAATCGCTTTCCCTGCGGCAGGTGCTTCAACGGCTATTATTAGAATTGCCTAAAAATGGTTGTATTAGCCAATAGAGTAAAGGTCTCTACTAGCACCACTGGTACTGGCACGATAACGCTTGGGTCTGCGGAGGCGGGGTTTCAAACCTTCGCAGACGGCGGTATTACTAATGGTCAGACAGTCAGGTATACCATAGAAGATGGTTCTGCTTTTGAGATCGGTACAGGCACATATACTGCTTCTGGTACTACATTATCCAGATCGCTAACTGAAAGCTCCACAGGTTCATTGCTTGATCTAAGTGGCAGCGCAGTTGTATTTATTACGGCTGCGGCAGAAGATTTAATTTCTAACGGCACTATAACTAGCAGTGGTGATATCACTCTTGATGCTGGTGGTGATGTTATTCTTGATGCCGATGGTGCGGATATAACTTTAAAAGATGGTGGAACATCATTTGGAAGATTCACAAAAAGTGGGGATAATTTTGTAATTGAGTCTCAAGTATCAAACGGAGATTTGATTATTAGTGGTAATGATGGGGGTGCTCCTGTTTCCGCACTCACCTTTGATATGTCGGCAGCAGGAGCAGCTACGTTTAATTCAACTGTTACGGTTACGGCCTTAAACCTTAACAGTAATATTGTTTTTGAAGGTGCAACGGCTGATGACTATGAAACTACAGTCACAGTAACTGACCCCACGGCTGATAGAACCGTTACAATTCCTAATCAAACAGGCACAGTCATGCTGTGGCAAAGTGCTTGGCCTGATGATCCTGCTAATGATATTTACAATTATGCGATTGGTGACGCTGCTTTTGCTGCTCTTCAATCAGGAGCGGCTAGAAATGTCGCTTATGGTGAACGTGCTGGAACTGCTTTAACGACAGGCGATTACAATACGGCTTTGGGTTCGTCCGCAATGCTTGAAAATACAACAGACAGCCATTCAACGTGTATTGGATATGCAAGTGGTCGTGGTGATTTGTTAACAGGCGGCACTTATCTTGGTTCTAACGCAGGTAATTATAATAGTAACAGCAAAGATTATCAAACCGCTGTTGGCTATCTATCAATGAATGATTGTCATGGAGACGAGGCAACGGCCGTTGGCTATAATTCCATGACAGACGGTTATCATTATCGATCAACCGCCGTTGGTCGTAGTGCTTTAGCTTACACTAGTACGCTAAACGCTTATTACAATGTTGCTGTGGGGGCTTATGCAGGGGATGCTATTTATGGTGGGGATTACAATGTTTGCCTTGGCTACAACACCGAGACCAGTCATCACTCTACATCGGTAGGTGGTCAAGCGGGAATAGGTTCAGGTAATTATTCTATATCTATAGGATACAGAGCAGTCTATAGTGGAACTAATGCCTCTACTTATAACACAGTTGTAGGTTATGAAGCTGGTTATGATTTAGATGGCGGTGATTACAATGCGTTTATAGGGCATCAATCAGGTTATAACGGTGGCACAGGAAGTTATAATACTGGAGTCGGAACTTCATCTCTTTATGACTTAACAAGTGGTGCAACCAACTCAGCGTATGGAGCGTCTGCACTAACCGATGTAACTAGCGGTAGCGAAAATTCTGCTATTGGTACAAGCGCAGGGGCTTTAGTCACTGAAGGTGATTACAACACATTTTTAGGTAGAGATGCAGGTTATAGACAAAGTTCATCTACGACAAATGGATTAACAACAGGAGACAATGTTACTTGCGTTGGCTATGCTGCTATACCTACAAGCTCAACTGCAACAAACGAAATTACGCTAGGTGATAACAATGTAACGTCCTTGCGATGTAACACTCAAACAATCTCTAGTCTCTCAGATGAGCGCGATAAAACAGCTATTCAAGACTTGCCATACGGATTAGAGTTCATTAACGATATGCGTCCAGTTCAGTTTACTTGGAACAGACGCGATGGGTCTTTGGGTGCAACTCCTGACATGGGGTTTATAGCTCAAGATTTATATGATGTGGAGCTTGAACACTCATCAACATCTCGAACAAGGCTCGTAAAGTGGGACAATCCAGAAAAATTAGAAGCGGATTATGTGCGATCATATCCGATTTTAGTAAAGGCCGTGCAGGAATTATCGGCAAAGGTAGATGCGCTGACAGCGCGAGTTAAAGAATTGGAAGGAAGTTAATATGGCTGTAGATGAATTAGACCGTGATTATTTAAAGTTGCTTCATATGTGTGACGGCATTGAAAACATTATTGGCGGCATGAAAATGCAACAAGAAACAGATTCTGAAAAGAAAAAACAAGTCGGCAACATGGTCATGCATTTGGAAATGGAAGTGTTAGACAGCAAATATACGGACGCTAAAAAAGACATGACTAGGATAAACTCTACGATCACAACAGGTCGGGCTTACTGGAAGTCATAATCAATGTTAGGCTTTACACCTGTAGCCTCCGCAACACTCGCGAGTAGTGGCAGTACTGATGTATCAGTATCCGTTACAGGTCTAGCCGCAACAGGTGCTTTAGGATCAGTAAGTGTAAGCACTGATGTATCGGTATCTGTTACAGGTCTAGCGTCTACGAGTGGCTTAGGGTCAGTAAGTGTTATTGGAGCATCTGATACTCCTGCTACAGGTTTATCAGCAACAGCCTCTGTTGGTTCTGTTAGCGTAAGTGCTAACTCCTCTCTTTCTGTTACAGGCTTAGAATCCACTGGTAATTTAAATTCTGTCACTGTAAGTGGGCAAGCAGTCGTATCAACAGGCTCACTAGCAGCTCAAGGATTTGTAGGAAGTCTTACTTCTGGTGGTGCAGCGTTTGTTATTGTCACTGGTCTAGAAGGAACAGGTGGAGTTGGGACGGTTACTGTAGCCGCCGATGCGCTTGTCTCACCTACAGGTCTTTCTGCTACGGGGGAAGTAGATTCTGTTGTTGTTACCCCTCGAATAATTGTTACCCCGACAGGTCTGGAAGCCACTGGTGGTTTAGGAAGCCCAACAATAATAGGCGATGCAGAGGTTCCTCCAACAGGTTTAGAGGCTACGGGTGAAGTAGATTCTGTAACCGTAACTGCTGATGCGGTTGTTTCTCCTACTGGATTAAGTGCAACAGGCGCTACAGATGATGTAACCGTAACTGCTGACGCACTTGTCTCTCCCACGGGTTTAGCTGCCACAGGTTCTGTGGGTTCAGTCACAGCCACAACTGGTGTGATTATTTCTGTAACAGGGCTTTCTGCAACTGGTGCTTTAAACG